ATTGCCTACAAAAAACTTTGTTAGCCCCCCTTGACTTCAACCCGCGCACAAGAAGACCCGACACGCTCGACACGTGCCGGGTCTGGGATGGGAGCGTCGCGATCTGCCCGAGTCGTCTAGCAGACCGTGACTGTATGGGAGTGCACTGTGGTCAGGGAGTACACGAGAGTCAGTATACACTCTCCAGGCTCAAAAACCTAACGTTCAGTTTCTCGCGATCGCGTACGAGCATGCGAGCGAATGCGAGCGCGTCCTCGAGCCTGGTGCAAGTCTTCACGCGCTTGTCGTTGTAGTTGAAATCGTAATACCAGATGTTGAACTGCTTGAAATCGGTCATCGTAAACACTCCTTAATAGTTCTGGAAGATCTTATAGAGCAAACGTGCTTCTGGGTCGTCGGTCTCCCAGTCCTGCCAGAACGTTACACCTTCGTCCATCGCGAGCATCAGCTCAACGGGCCTTAAGATGGCATAGTCGCTGAAGTTTTCTGGGAGCCAAAGGTTTCCCTCTTCCTCGTATGCCGTGAAATCTCCGAGCGCGGTATCTGTGTAACGGTAAAGGTCGCACACGTGGTTACCGCGCTTAAAGTCTCCCATCCACTCACGATCACCTACGATATACGAGATGATGTCGCAGTTGCGCGCGTGTGCGAGCTCCGCGAAATTCTTGATCTTCTTGAATCGGTCAAGGGGGTCGAAGATTTTTACCATGCATCCTATGATCTCGTTATTCTCAACCTCGAATTCATTCCACTGGTACACGTCACGCGAGATACCATCTCTACTGACCTCTATAACGTCATCCGAATATTTGCGAGCGATGTCGAGCGACTTCTCGCGATCAACACCCTCGTACCAAGAATTTGCTTCCTTGCGCATGTTCTCGATATCGCACTTTCCGTTAAACAGCGTTTCGCGGCTTGTGACTGTATACAACACGTGAGACATATCAAACTCCCTTTCCGTCTCCCTGCCTTACAAGAAATATAATAACACTAACCATTACAAGAAACAACTTGCAATTATAACAGCAGCCACTAAGATAATAACCAAGTTCCAACAGACGAGGGAAAGGATCGTCATGAACAAGTCAGAAATCGAGGCCCTGTGGAGGGCACTATGCGCAACCACGTGCAAGCCAGGCACGCATGCACCATATGATAGCGTGTGCGTGCATAACCGCGTGGTGTACGCGACGAACAGCTACGTCCTGCACCGCGTCGATGGCCTCTTTCAATCCGGTATGATCTTTCGCGCGCTTCACGGTCATAGCCTCGCGTATCTCGACCGTACCGACGTCCTGGACGGGCTGCTTAAATACCGGCCGGATAATCGCGAGTTCGCTAACATGATTCCCGACTACGACCCCGCGAAGCTCATGCTCGCGCTGCAACCACATCGAGCGCTAGGCTCGACGGTCAAGTTCTACAGCGGTGCGCGTCGCGAGTATGCGCCCTTGGTCATCGTGAGCAAGACGATCACTCCCAAGGAGCCGGTCATCATAACGACCGTCATCCAGGGCGAGAAGAACGGGTGGAAATAGGTACAATACCGTTAGGCTTACGGGACTCGGCAAAGGGCCGGGTCCCTTTTTTTCTGCCGGAAAGGAGGCAATGGAATATGGACGTCAACGTAGTTACGGATCTGGTGAGCAACGTGGCATTTCCTATCGCAGCATTCGTGATGGTGTACTACAGCAACACGAAGACCATCGAGGAGCTTCGAAAGACCATCGAGGAGAACAGCCTTATCATGGCTAAGCTCTCCGAGAAGCTCGACAACCTTACGACCAAGGAGGTCTAGCAACATGAAACCAAACCGCATCGAGCGGAAGAAGGGCGCGGCTATTGCCGCGTTTTTCTTCACGCTCGCTATCGCATTCTCGGTGCCTTCCGGCGCGGAGGCATACCAGAGCGTCGACAGGTACGTATCCAACGGACACGGATACCTCAATGCGAGCTACCTCGTTATCCACGAGACCGCTAACCCCGGTGCGAGCGCCTACAATCACACATTGCTATGGGCTCGCGACGATACCTATGCAGTGCATCACGTGATGGAGCTTGACGGTGCCACCGTCTACAACACCGTGCCGGAGAGCCGCCTTTGCTGGCACGTGGGCAACGGCAACGGGTACACGATCGGTATCGAGCTCGCGCACGCAACGAACGCGGCCGATTTCGCGAAACAGTGGGGCGAGGCTGTCAAGTGGGCGGGAGACGAGCTGCGCTCTCACGGTTGGGACACGTCACGCCTGATGTCACATTACGAGGCAGCCCAGCGCTGGGGCGGCTCAGACCATACCGACCCGAACGGCTATTTCGCCCGGTACGGTAAGAGCTGGTGGGAGTTCAAGCAGGCCGTGGCATCTTACCTCGGTAGCGGTTACGTTGCCCCCATCGCGCCCACCGACGGCAACGGGGGGACCTACCAGCCTTCAACCTCCGCTGCTCGCACGAGTTTCCCGAAGTCCACGGGCAAGAGCGTGAACATCCACTACGCACTCCACAACCGCTACGGCGCGTGGAATGACGCTGTGACCAACTTCAACGACAGCAACTCCGATGGATTCGCCGGTATGCCCTACGGCTCACACGATATGCTTATCGCCTGGGTGGATAGCGGCACACTCCGCTATCGCGTACACACCAGGGAGAGCGGTTGGCTCGATTGGGTGCAGACCGCGAACTACAACGATTCCGTAAACGGAATGGCGGGCATCTGGGGCCAGACTATCGACGGCGTTCAGATGTACTACATCACGCCTGACGGTGACTACAAGCAGGTCTACTACCGTAGCCAGGACATCGCTCACGTCGGCTACTGGGACGAGGTCTGCGATGACGGTTCCACCTATGGAGGGGACGACTACGCGGGAATGTACGGATACGCGCTCGACCGACTGCAATGCTATATCTCGGACGGCACGCGTCGGTAACTGAAATTTTTAGAATAACCGTTGACACACAAATCGCCCTCTTTCTATAATGCCAATAACAGCAACGGGAAGGGGGTGTATTTCATGACAAAAGTAAAGAAGGAGCGCGGCCGAATCGGACGACGAATCCAGATCTGCCATTGCATCGGCAAGACAGTATCCAAGGGTGAGCTTATTGATTTCGAGTATGACCTCTACGGTGACTATTCTGACCCGGTGAAGGCAACGAACACGCTCCGACAACGATTAGGAGATTCGTTCATCTCGATCACAAGTGTCGAAACCGAATCCGACTATTATTCAATCCCGACAAGACTATTTCTAGAAGTAGCAATGAACTACTCAATTGGAAAGGAACCCAACTATGACTAACGACAATACCCAGCTCGCACCTATGGAGAACTGCACCGACCTCTACACCCCGGCAAGCTACTCCAGCATCCAGGCTACCGACAAAGACACCAAGAAGCTCGTCGTCAACGCGATGAACAACGCCGAGTCCCTGTCCGATCACGAGGGCGTGACCCTCGAGGTCATCGGCGTTTTCACCAAGCCCGGCATCCGCCGAGCACGCGACAAGAACGGCGTCGATATGCCCTGCACCAACACCACGCTCGTCTGTGTGGACGGAACCGCCTACTTCTCGCAGTCCGAGGGCGTCCGCAACGCCGCGGACAACTTCATGGCCGCGGGCCTGTTCGATGAGGGCGAAGTCGTCCCGATGAAACTCGTCTCCAGCAAGCTCCCCAACGGCAACACCCGAAAGACGCTCGTGCTCGTATAGTCAAGACTTAACCCTCAGCTCCCGTTGCTTTAACATCAGGCGGTGCGGTCAAGGCCGCACCGCTTTTTATTTTGGAGGTCGCCCATATGGCACGTGCTAAAAGGACATCGGACGAGGTATACAACGCGCGGCGCCGCGCAAAGCGACTGCTGGCTCGCCTGGAGCGCGAGGACGTGAGCGGCATGAGCACGTCGCAGAAACGAGCACGCGCCGACTATATCGCGAGCGTGCGCGAGCAGATCGCGCAGTCATACCAGGGAACGAGGCAGGTGCATCAGGTGGCCGAGGCGCAGACTCGTGCCAAGAGGGCCGCAGGGCGCCTCGACCGCATGACTACCGCACCGCGCAAGGCGAAATCGCGCGCCGCGAGGTCCAACCTCATATTCCAGCGCCAAATCAACCTGGCGCGGTCTGGCGCGCCGAGTACGCTCGGCGACAGCGGCAAGGAGGCCGTATCGGTCTTCTATGCGGCGACGCGGCGCTTCTGGCGCGGGAAGGACCCCAAGGAGCGCAACAGGCTGATCATGGAGGGGCTGGGCGTGACGTCGCTATCGGAGGCCTACGACCGCGTCATCGGTGCCAACAGGAAAGCGCTCGACAGCCTGGTATCGGCCGGTGCGCAGACGTCGCTCGTCGAGGGACTGACATCCGAGAACGAGGCCTTCTACGGAGAAGTCGATTTCGATGCGGAGCTGACCGGCTCGGCGGTATGGGCCTCAAAGATCGTAATGTTCGGGTAGGAGAAAAGGTGCGGGGATGGGATTCAAGTCGAAGAGGCCGGAGTTTCGGGTAGCGGCTAGCTACGACACCGAGACGTGCAACATATGCATCGAACGCGCCGGGAACACGTGGCGCGCCTATCCCGTGCTATTTATCATGAACGACCTGCGCGGGTGCGACCTGCGGACCTATGAGCCCGGAGCGGGCCATATCGACTTCTATCGCCACGAGGGCGAGATGCAAGATTGCATCGACGAGTATATCGCATGGGGTGAGCGCGAACACTGCATCCCGATCGTCTGCGCCTATAACCTCATGTTCGACCTGCAGCCGCTCATGCACGACCTCAACGAGCGCTGGGACATGGAAGTGTCCGCGCAGAGTGCTACGAGCGCATATACCGTCGATATCGTGCGGGACGGCGCGGTGAAGCTCCGGTTCTGGGACACCTTCTATCTGGAGATGCGAGGGCTCGCGAAGATGGGCGAGGCCGCAGGGCTCCCCAAGGCCGAGGGCGATTGGGACTACTCGAAGATCCGAACGCCCGAGACACCGCTTACACCAGATGAATATTTCTACGCAGGCCGCGATACCGAGGTCATCCCGGCATACCTTCGCTACCTGCTCGAGTCCAACGAGTGGCTGCGGCCCGAGTGGCTGGGAGTGCGCGTGCTGACCAAAACATCGCTCGTGCGTCAGGCGGGTAAGATGGAGACGGGGCGCCTCCGAATCCCCAGGGCGAAGGGAAGGCCGATATCGGTACAGGCCGCTTTCGAGCGCATGTGCGCCGAGGAGCTCGCGCCGACCTATGCGCAGTACGCGCTGCGCAAGGCCTGCTTCCGAGGCGGGTTCACGCTCACGAGCGCACGCTATTCCGGCATCGTGCAATCTAGAGTCTACTCGATTGACGAGACCTCCGCGCACCACGCATACATCAACGGGCATATGTGTCCGGTCCACTTCCGTGGCCTGCCGCCGCCCGTACTCCAGGCGATGGCCGAGAACGTGTGCTCGACCGACCTCGATACCGCGATGCGCCACTGGGAGGAGCCGTTCGGGTGCGCTTTCCACGCCCAGATCAGGTTTACGAACATGCGCCTCCGCGAGGGTAGCGCTTTCGAGTGCTGGGACATCGCGCTGCTGTCCGAGGCGAAATTCAAAGCCAAGGGCCAGCTGGGAGACTGGGGAGGGCAGGCCGACCGCGACGGCGTGACCGCAGTTCGCAGCGCCGGATATGTCGACACCGCATATAGCGGCCGTTTCGCATTCGGCAAGCTCGTATCTGCGGAGTCCGCTATAGTCAACGTGTCCGAGTTGGAGCTGTGGTGCATGAGCCGGGTATATGCGTGGGACGCGATGGAGGTCATCCTGGGGGAGGGCACTATGTCTTTCGTCAAGCCGCCCGATTACGTGACGCTGCTCTCCAACCTGTTCTACGCGCGCAAGGCCGCGTGCAAGGAGATCCTCAAGACCTACGCCACCGGCACGCCGTACGCACCGGAAATACCCGAGACGATTCCCGAGGGCATCGCCGCGCGCATCCGCTCGGGGGAGATGGAGCGCGCCGACCTCGAGGCGTACTACAACTCGACCGTCAAGGGCATGTTCAACTCCATCTACGGTATGGAGGCGCAGGACGTGTTCAAGCCCGGTTACAAGGTCGAGGACGGCGAGATATCGGTAGACCGCTCGACCGTCGTGTCGCGCGAGACCTATGCGGAGCATTACGAGGACGCGAAGAGCAAGCTCGTTCTCTATCCCTACGGTCTCCGTATCGTGGGCGGTTCCCGTATGGCTATCGTGGCCGCGATCGAGCTCATATACCGCGAGCTCGGCGAGCGCGTGCGCGTGCTGGGCGGCGATACCGACTCGCTCAAGATATCGTGCGATGCGGGCGTCACGGCGGACGACCTCATGGACGCGCTCGCGCCGTTCCACGGTGCCGTCACGGCCTCCATAGACTCGTGCATGGGCCGCATCCGCGCCAACTTCCCAGGCTATGCCTCCACGCTCGCGGGCGTCGGGACGTTCGAGGCCGAGGGCGAGGCATATCCCCTGCATATGGACGCCTGGAACAAGGCGCGCGTGAGCTGGGACGGGGCCCACGCGCATATCACGTGCGCGGGCCTGTCGCGCCCGACGGGTATGTACCATATCGAGAACTGGATTGACGACATGAGTGCCGCCCACGGTTTCGCCGAGGTCGCGCCGCGCGTGCTCGGCTGGGGCGTGCGCGTGTCGCATAGCGTGTGCCACGCGCTCGAGCACTACCGGCCCGCAGCGGCCGACGTGCTCGACATGGACGTGACCGACTACCTCGGCGAGACCGCACACGTGAGGACGCACGAGTCGATAGCGCTCTACGCCTCCGACCGCGTGCTCGGCGATTCGGAGAAGGGCGGAAACGCCCGCACCGTCGCATATATGCGCGAGCGGTACGGGCGCGAGGTGGACACGGCCGAGCGTGTCATCGACTACGACGGCGGGCGCGCGAGCTACACTTACATCGACGATGAAGGGAACGAGGCCGAATGGTGAACCTGAACGACGGCATCCACTACAACTGGGAGAAGACGCTCAGCTACAACGCAGACATAACGATGGTCGTCGGCGCGCCCAACAAGGGCAAGACGTACGGCCTTCGCGCCTACGCGCTCAACGCGGCGATAAAGCGCGGCGAGCGTTTCGTCGAGGTCTGCCGCACGCTCGACGAGCGCGACAGCGTGAAGAAGGGATACTTCGACAAACTGGTCGCGACCGATGATGAGTTCGCTAGATACGAATATAAGTGCGAGAACAACGAGTTCAAGTACCGCGCGTGCGACGCCGAGAAGGGCACGCCGTGGAAGGTGTGCGGGTACGTCGTCGGCTACGCCGAGATGCAGGGGACAAAGAAGAGGACGTTCACCGACGTCAAGAACGTCATCTTCGACGAGGCGATCATCGAGAACATCGATGCCTCGCACACCTACAAGCGCAACGAGTGGAACATGCTCGCGCGAATCATCGACTCGTGCGTCCGCGAGGACCCCTATGACGGGCACCGGATAAAGCCGCACGTCTTCCTGCTCGGAAACGCCGTCGACCTGCTGAACCCATATTTCGCGGCTATCGGCGTGAAGGGCGTGCCGAGGTTCGGCTATACGTGGTATCTCGACAAGATGGTCCTGCTCCATTACGTCGAGCCGGACGAGCACGACCGCTACCGCATGGACAACACGCTCGCGGGCCGTATGGGCCAGGTGACCGGATACACGAAGGCAACCTACGCGAACGACTTCGCCGAGGACAACCGATACATCTCAAAGAAACCCGCGCGCGCAAAATACGTCATGGGATGCGTCCATATGGGAGAGACGTATGGCATCTGGTTAGACATGAGCGAAGGGTACTACTACGTTACCGGGAAGATTCCCAGGAACGCAGAACCGGTATTCGCGCTCACGAGGCGCGACAACACGCCGAACCGCATCGCAGCGCAGCGTGCCGTTAAGACCCTGCGCGTCATCGTCCAGATGTACTACGAGGGGAGCGTGCTCTTCGACTCGGTGAAGGTGCGCGAGGGCTTCCTGGACGCGATGGCGCTCTATGGCGTAAAATGACCGCGACGCCCGCGACGACTCGCGCGGAAGGCGGCGAGTAGGGACGATTCGGGACAGCTATATCGTTCGGTCGATACCCGAACCCCGCACGCTCGGCGGCGTGTTTCAGCCGCACGCGCCAAAGTTTCGCAACGGCGTTATATAATGGGCGCGATGCGCGGGCGGGAGCCCGTTCGCATCGCGCCCTTATTTATAGCTATAGAAAGGAGCTAACATGGACGAGGACGAGAAGCCCAAGACCGAGGACGAACTGACCACTGACGAGCAGGGTATCGAGGACGAGACCGGCACGTCCGGCGAGGAGGCGCACCGAATCGGCGAGTTCGACGACCTGCGCGACCGCCTGGAGCGCATCGAGAGCGCGCTCGGAAACATCACCTCCACACTCGAGGCTATGCGCACGACCGCTGCCGCTATCGACATCGACAACGGGGCCGACGTGGTAGACGCCGACGGCGACGGAGACGCCGACGTCATCGCCGACGACGGCGAAATCGAGATTCCCGATTACGAAGACATGGACCTTGACTTTTAAGGAGGCTAACAGATGGCAACCAACAACACCACGATCGCGGGCCGCGTGTACCTGTCTGCGACCAACGATTTCCAGCAGCGCGTGCCCGACCCGACCGTCTCGGGCATCGACGCGACGAGTAAGTTCCTGTTCAAGCCCAACAACGGCCGCTACCTTAACGAGTTCATCGACGCATACGTCAACCGCATCGGCGACCAGATCATCCACAACAAGGAATGGGAGAATCCCCTTCGCGCCTTCAAGGGCGCGACGAAGCGCTACGGTTTCAGCATCCAGGAGTCGGCTTTCAAGTGGGTCAAGGCGCACACCTACAAGGTCGACGACGCCGTGCTCGAGAAGGTGAACGCGCCCGAGGCCGCCGTCTGGTACCACAGCGTCAACCGCAAGGACCGTTACGACATCTCGCTCGAGTATCCCGACCTGCGCCAGGCATTCATGGACGAGTACGGCCTGAACCGCCTCATCGACGCCGTGCTGACCGTCCCGCGCAACTCGGATAATTACGACGAGTACCTGTGCATGCTCAACCTGATCGCCTACTACGAGCATAACTGGGGCTTCTTCAAGCACCACGTGAGCGCGGCCCCGACCGACGAGGCGACCGGCAAGGAGTTCCTCAAGGCCGTGCGCGCCTACGCGAGCAAGCTCGAGTTCCCGACCTCGCTCTACTCCCCCGTCTCGGCTGAGTACGGTATCCCCGTGTTCGCGAAGCCCGATGAGCTCGTGCTCCTCATCACCGCCGACGCCATGGCATCGGTGGACGTCGACACGCTCGCGGGTATCTTCAACCTCGACAAGGCCGATATCAAGTACCGCACCGTCGTCGTCCCGGAACTCCCCGTCCCGAACGCCTTCGCGCTCCTCACCACGAACGCATTCTTCGTGTGCAACGATGTCGTCTACTCCAACGAGAGCTTCTACGACCCCGCGACGCTCAACACGAACTACTACCTGCACCACTGGGAAATCGTGTCGGCCTCCCCGTTCGTCCCCGCGATCCTGTTCACCACGGACGCCGCGACCGATATCCCCACGCTCACGCAGACCGTGACCGACGTCAACATCACCGCAGCATCCACGCAGCTCAAGCCGGGCGACACTACGCAGCTGACCGTGAAGCTCGTCGGCACCGTCACGCCTAACGACCTCGGAATCGAGGTCGAGCCCAACGCCGTGACCTGGAGCGTGAGCGCCGAGACCGCCGTATCCGACGGTACGCCCATCGCGCTCAACTCCGCGACGCGCGTCGACCGCCTGGGCGTGCTCCACGTCCAGAAGTCCGACCTCGAGGCCGGTAACGTCCTGCACGTGACCGGTACGACGTCCTACGTCAACCCCTCCGGCGCAACCACGCTCCATACAAAGACCGTGGACATCACGATCGCCTAGCCTATAATCTATAGTGCAAGGCGCCGCGCCCCTGCTCATGCGTGAGCGGGGGCGCATTTTTTATTAAGGAGGACATATGGGCGATTTCCCGAACCTCGACAACGTGGACGTCTACAGGTACGACAACACGCTCGACTACTCACGATTCAAGCCGACCGCCCGGCTCAAGATGTGCAACGTCCCCTGGTGCGGGCAATATGACGACGTGGTGAAGTTCGATGACGACGCCGCGCGCGACGCATGGTTCGACGCGCTCGAGGGCGAGGTCGTGAACCTCGATACCATGTTCAACGTAAAGCCCGACGGCGCATCCAAGGTGCCGATTCCGGTAACCTCGGCCCAAGGGTACAACTATCTCGTCGTTGACCTGCCGCGCATGACGAGCGACGCGCAGCCGCTCGCGTATGCGTCTGGAGAGCGCAAGCGCCGGTACTGCTATTTCATCCAGGACGCGCAGCAGCTCTCCCCTAACTCGACGCGCCTGATCCTCACGCTCGACGTATGGACGACGTATATCAACGATATGCAATTCGATTATGTGCTGCTCGAGCGCGGACATGCGCCGGTGGCCGCGTCGAGCGTGGCCGACTACCTCGCGAACCCGTGCGAGAACAGCGCGTACCTGCTCTCCGATGATGTCAATACCGGGGGCGAGCCGTACGTCGAGCGTGCGCGCGCGGTCAAGAACTACAGCGCCGAGACGCAACGCGCATGTATAGCGACATACGCCGACCTCCAGGGAGACCTAGGAGGCGCGTCCGCGCCTAAAGTACCGGCGATTTCAGAGCCTGCCACCTCGGGTATGCTCGCGCCGCGCGTGTACTCGGTCGCAGTTGGTGACCTCCAGCCGTTCCTGCGCGCACTCGAGGCCAACGCGCCCTGGATGAAACAGGCCGTGCTCGGCGTGTTCTTCGCGCCTGCCGACCTGCTCACGCAGTCCGCACCGTTCACGCTTTTTGGCGTGTCGGTGACTATCCTGGACGCAGTACAGAAAATCGAGCCGTTCATGCAGCCGGGCGTAGCGGATTTCGGCTACCCCGAGCAGGCCGCAGGTTTCGCGAAACTCTACACGTATCCCTATGCGGCGATCAGAATCGGTGACGAGCGCGGCCAGACCTCCACGGTTAGAATCGAGGACCTCGGCGCGAACGGGATACAGCTCGCGAGTGCCGTCAACCTCGTCATGCCGTATATCTCCATCGACGCGCGCCTGCTCGGCATCGCGGGCGCGACCGATTCGCTCACGTTCCAGACCATCGAGGGCCGCACGTACAGCTATGGCGGGGCGTGGGGAGAGTACCTCAAGAGCTGGAACCTCCCCGTGATGCAGGTTACCCAGAGCGCCGCGAGCCGGGCCGCGTACACGACCGTCTACAACCGCGCGCACGCGAGGCTCGCGGCAGACAATGCGCTCGCGTCGTCGCTCGCGTCCAACGCAACCGCGAACACGAATGCTAATAACTCGGCCAAGAACGTCACCGACAACAACGCCATCAACACGGCCGCGAACACGGCAGTCACAGAGAACGCGAACAACTGGGCCCTCACGGGAGCAACCGTATCGAACACTAAACTAGACGCAGACTGCCACGCAGACAATGATGCGTCGACCGCGATGACGGGATTGAAGAACGATGTCATCGCAATCACCACGGCGAACAACAACGTGGCCGCGATCGCGAGCACTGCCGGGGCCGTCGTGACGGGAGGTATCACCGGTGGCCCCTCAGGCGCCACGAGCGCCGCGATCGGAGGTATATCCGACCTCGCCGTTTCGATTCCCTCGGCAAGCGCTGCGGCAGCGATCTCGCAATCCAGCAATAAGGCAGCCGTCTCCGTAGCGCAGACCAACGCGCTGCGGAAAACACTTAATGCCGCGACTTACACTGCCGATATCTGGATGGTTCAGAACAACGCGAGCACATCCGCGACCACGCTCCGCAACGAGGCGAGCACCAAGGCCGCGAACAACAACGCGGCCGTCACGCGCACTAACGCGGCAAACACCAAGGCGACCGGGGACGCGAACGCGAACCGCGCCTACGCTACCGCAATCGACGCGATATCGGCGGGCCTCAACCAGGCGGGCGTCGCGGCCCCCGCGCAGTTCGGGGCGAACGCGAACGGGCAGTCGGGCGCGACGGCGCCTCGGGCGCTCTTCGCACAGGTCGTCACGCAGCGCGAGTGCGACATCATGAACGCGGCCTCGGCATTCGCCCGCTACGGTTACGCGCTCATGCGCGAGTTCAGTATGGAGCGGATGCAGGTCATGCGCCATTTCACGTACTGGAAGTGTGCCGAGGTATGGTGCAGCGGCAACGGCAACGCGCTCGAGGGCGCGCAGGGCGCAATCAAGGATATACTTATTCGTGGCGTGACCGTCTGGAGCAAGCCGGAGGAAATCGGCCGCGTGAGCATCTACGACAACCTTTAAAGGAGGCATCATGGCAGATATCGACCTCGACGCACTTCTCAGGGCCGAGACCTATCAGGGCATGACCGACGAGGAGATTAACGCAATCATCGACTACAAGGTCGAGCGCGCCAAGACCGACGCGACCATCAGCAAGGACATGGAGGCGCACCAGGCGATTATGCAATCGCTCATGGGCGCTCAGTCAGAATCGAGCGCGAAGGTAAAAGACATGTTCCAAGCGGCGCTCGACGCGCCGACGGCCTATGAGGAGGTCCACGTATGAGCAAGGGACGCAGAGGCTACAAGGGGCCGCGCAAGTACAGGCCCGGCGCTCAGCCGACATACTGGCAGACCGAGGCATACAACCAGCAGCTCTTCACCATGTTCCAGAACGACCTGATCGAGCTCGCGTTTTCGCGCTTCCGCTGGCTCAACCTCCCCGAGACCTGCAACGAGCGCTTTCTGGAGTGGACGCTGCTCACCGAGGGCGCGGCCACGCTCGCGTATCCGAACGCGGGGGATACGCTACTGTCCCTGCGCGCAGTGCAGCAGGGAGCGCCTAACATGTACGATGAGCCGCGCGCGTGGCGCGCGATGGGCATCACCGGCAAGACCGATTTCATGTGCAATTGGGACAACGCCGTATGGGTCTGGGAGAACCGCACGCGCTATCCCCTGCTCGTGAAGATTAACATCTGGGCGCGCGAGCTTACCGACATCATGCGCACCAAGCAGATAAACCGGTTCCATATGCGCATGCCGTTCGTCATCAAGAGCAACCAAGACCGGACTTTCGACGTCCAGAACTTCTACAAGGCGATTTCCAACGGAGAGCCCTTCGTATTGGCCTACGACAATTTCCAAGATATCCAGACGGACGCGACCATGCCAGAGCGCGCCAAGGAGTATATCGGGGACAAGCTCCATCAGGAATGGGCCAACACGTGGGACGCTATCTACCGAGAACTCGGTATCGACTCCATGCCCTTCAAAGAGGAGCGCATGATCGAGGACGAGGTCAACTCGACCATGCAGCCGACCGAACTCGCGCGGATGTCCCCGCTCAACACGCGCCGCGCAGCGTGCGACAAGCTGAACGCTCGATTCGGTGACCGACTGGGCGCGCCCGTCACCGTCGTATGGGCACGCGACAACCTGTCCAGCAACTACGATATCTCGCACCGTTACGACACCATGCTCGATAGGGGGTAAAACGCATGTTCGATTTTCCCGAGGTTAGCGATGAACGCTACGACTACATGACGATCACGCTCGGCGAGTGGCACGAGCTGGGATTCTACAGGCCGCTCGAGGATGATTCGTGGCGCTTCGACGCATACAGTGACGAGCAGTACACGAGGCTCTGCAATAAGTTCCTCAACCGCTTCTACGACCGCGAGGTCTCCAACACGGTACCGAGCAGGTGGAAGCGCGCATACCTGCGCAAGCTCAACGAGATCATGCCAAAGTACAAACTGCTCTACGCGCGCGTCGAGCAGGGACTGAACCCCCTCCAGGAATCGCGCGACCGCGAGAAGTCGCGCGACATCTTCTCTGACTTCCCCGAGACGATGCTGTCCGGCAACTCCGACTACGCGAGCACCGGCAACGACCGCGAGGCCGACACGATGCACGAGGGCAGCGCGACCGACAAGGCCGTGCAATTCGCGCGCGAGTATCAAGACGTGGATGCTATGATTCTCGATGAGCTCGAGCACGTCCTGTTCACCTCGATACTCACACCGACCGTCCCGCTTTGGTAAGGAGGTGAAGCGAATGTATACACCGCTTCCGTTTTTCAATCCCTGGATGCTGACGAACCCGACCCTCCCCAAGATGTATTGGGAGGTGAAAAGTCCCGAGCAGCTTATCGCGAACCTCTATTGCATCATCGACGCTATCAAGGACCCACTCAACGACACGATCGAGCGCTCGAATGAGAACGCGAAGGCAATCGAGGAAATCGAGAAGGTCATCGAGTCCATCGAGAACGGCCAGTACTACGACCAGTACATCGATGGCCTTGCCAAATGGATTGACGCAAATATCCAGCAGCTCGTAGCGCGTCAATCCAAATACGTATTCCCCACGTTCTACCAGGAGCCCGATACAGGGTGCTGGAGATATGCGCTCGTCGTCCCGCAGGGCTGGGAGCATCTCGATTTCGACTGGATTTTCGACGAACGCGACAGCACCTATCACGTCCGCATCAACTATTAAGATAAGGAGCACCTATGCCTAACGTTTCATCTTTCGGCGCGCAGACCGACAACTCGGTCGTCCAGGGCACCGTGACGGACCGCGCTATGGTCATCCCCGACATTCCCCCGCAAGGGCTTATGTCCGTTGGCCCGCGCGTGACCCCGCATTTCGTCAAGCCTTCCCTTTGGTCCGCGCTCACCACGTATCACTTTTTCGACGCGGTGCACGACGCTGCGGGCGCGTCGTACGTCGCTATCAAGCCCGAGGTGCCAGCGGGAACTGAGCTTACAAACGAGGATTATTGGTTCCTTTGGGCCGACCCGAATTCCCAGTTCGCGGATTTGAGCGAGCTCGTGAAGACGTACAACGGGCGCATCGCGCAGAACACGGCCGACATTAACGCAGAGGTGACACGCGCGACTGAAGCCGAGAAAACCAAAGCGCCGATTAACCATGCAAGCGGGGAGATGACTTACGGAATCGGTAATTCAGCCGTTTACGGACACGTCAAGCTCGCAGATGACAACACACCTGCAACGAGCGGCCCGAACGACGGTATCGCGGTGACCCCTAAAATGCTGAACGATGACATAGCCAAGGTCAAAGGCACGGCTATCTACATCGGAAACAGCTATACCGAAGGTGTCGGATCAACAAACCGAACTGGACTGTACGCGCGAACAAAGGATCTGTTTAACAAATCCTATAAATACACTGGAAGCGGGTCGGGGTTTATCGACACGTCAAGATCCGAGGGACCGAGTTTCAAAACGTTGCTCCAGCGTGCTATAGATGACCCTAACATCGACAACTCTACAATTACGCATCTAATCGTAATCGGTGCATGGGGAGAATCTCGAATCATCGCAGACGGGCAAATTGTAAAGCTGAAACAAGGCATCAACGATTTTTGCAAACTTGCGGAGCAAAGCTTTCCTAACCTTACTCGAATGGTCTATTTCTATGCCGAAAGCCGAGTGCAAAATTACATCGGTAACTCAAGCTTCGGAAATGAAATGGCCGTGCATGTAAACAGTGGTTGGCTTTTTTCGCAAACGAAAATGGAATATATGGGATGGGGAGGCTTCAACATCCTGTTTAACGCTAATTGCTTCTCACAGGATGGGTATCATCCAAACGATACGGGTTACGCTATTCTGGCAAGCGCTTTTAAGGCTGCTTTTAACGGCAACCTGCAATACAAACCATTCAACATTGTATGCACAGGTGTAGACTGGTCACAGATACTAAACGGCCTCAACGCAGATATTAAATTCGCGTTGACCCCGGATAACATCACGGTAAAGCCAATTGCTTTCAAATTTTCAACCGTGACGAACATTAATCTCAACACAGATGTCACGATAAAGACAATTGCAGTAACAGACGCATCCAGTCTGCCTGGATCATATCGAGCGAACGGAAACTATAATCTTGCCACGATTCCGATTATCGGTAACGCTTGCAACTTACAGCTTCTCATAATCGCTCGTGGTAACAGTGACGGGACGATTGATATTAGAGCACGTCTCTATTCAGACGTGAGTAACCCAACTCTGAAGTCACAATTCACGACAGAGCAAAAGACACTGATGCTATTCGATATTGAGAACAACAACTAGATTCCATACAGTCACGGTCTGCTAGACGACTCGGGCAGATCGCGACGCTCCCATCCCAGACCCGGCACGTGTCGAGCGTGTCGGGTCTTCTTGTGCGCGGGTTGAAGTCAAGGGGGGCTAACAAAGTTTTTTGTAGGCAAT